CTTTCATTTCAGATCTTATATTGCTACTGATAACCTTTTGAGACTTACCCTTTTTGAGTGGCATAATTAGTTCCTATAAAAAAGAAAAGCCCAGCGAGAGAAACTGGGCTTAACAAAGGAGGAGTAAGAGACGAAAGTGATAGATACAGTTCTCCTACACGTGTAATTATACCAAAAAAGCCCTCAAAATGCAAGGGCTAATTTGTAAATAAATGAAATTAAATATCTTTGATTTTTCTTCTACTTTTTCAAAAGCTTGTTATATTTAGCTAGCTCTATATTGTATTGAGTAGCCAATGCTTCAAGCTTCTTTTTATAGATCATAATCTCAGCGTATAATCCTTCGCATTTATGCTTCTGATTTAATACTTCTTCTACTTCTTTATCTACATTTTTTAACATATCTATCATTCCGTTACTCATTGCCATTCTCCTTTTTTAACCCAATGTTTTAAATCATAAAGAATTTCTTTTACAGTTGATCCATAAATTGTGCTAGTTCCTTCATTAGCCCATCCCTTCGCTAAATAAACACAATAAGAATTTCCATCTTTTTGCCAACCTAATTCACTGTCAATTCTTTCATCTTCTATGACTAATCTATCTAATATTTTACTCATGATTATTCTCCTTGTAATTTAATTAGTGCTGCACGAACATCGTAGTCAGAACCACGATCTGGGTTATAAGCATCACCTTTCATGATGCTATCTTTGTTGCAACCAAAATAACCTTTTGACCAAACATAGTCACCGCAAATATAAAATCTTCTGTTACGGCCATTTTTAATGCTAGGCACTTTAAACTCGATAGTTGGTTGGTAAAGTGCTTCTTGGCGTAATGCTGAATCGTGTTGTCTGATCTGAGCAATAGCTAGGTTGTAGTTATTAGCATTTAAAAATTCAATCATGCAGGCTTGATCGTAAGCAGCATCTTCTGTTACAAAAATGCCGATTCGTTTGTTTGCTGGTATTGCTATTAAGTCTTCTTTAGTTACATTCATGATTAAGTCTCCATATAATTAAGTTAGTAAAGATATTATTATCTATTTTAATATTAGTGTCAAGTATATTTACACTATTTATTTAAATTAATTAAAAAAAGTTAAAAATATACAATATATTGTGCTTCTGGGTGTTGGATAACGGACATTTATTTGGTATAATCGTGGGGTAGGGGGAGGTACGCCCAGAATCTCCATCTATCCTCCTTTGTGGCCCATTTCGGTGGGCCTTTTTTTTATCAGGATAATGTATGCCACTCAAAAAAGGTAAGTCTCAAAAGGTTATTTCTAGCAACATTAGAGCTGAGATTAAATCAGGTAGACCACAGAAGCAGGCTATAGCAATAGCACTATCCAAAGCTGGTAAATCTAAAAAGAAAAGGAAATAACATGGCTATAACAGAATACAACAAATCACAAATGGAAAAGTACATCTCTAAAAAGGCTAAAAAGAAACACGAAAAAGGTGAGTCTAAAAAGATGGAGATGATGGAAAAGAAAAGAAAGATGCACAAAGGTAAGTAATAATGGACTTTGCTAAACTATTACAAATACTTGGATTAAACAGAAATCCAGTGCAACAACCTATGTATCCATATGCTGAAATAGAAAAACAAATAGTGCAAAGTGGTAATCAACCTTATTTTGGTTATGTATCTGATGAAGAATTATTAGCCATGCAAAACACAGCACCTTCTGCAGCAGTTGATAATGAAATATCAAGAAGAGCAGCAATGCGTGGTCAAAATCAGAACAGACTATTAGAAGAAGCAATGAAAAAAAGAAGAGAAATAGAAAATTTTCAAGGTTTAATATAATGGCTAAACAGGGACTCTATGCAAACATCCATGCAAAACGAAAAAGAATCGCAGCTGGAAGCGGAGAAAGAATGTCTTCAAAAAATAGCAAAACTAGACCTACTGCAAAAGACTTTAAAGAAGCGGCAAAAACAGCCAAGCCTCGCAGAAATACTAAAAAGCGTGGGTGATTGTGTCTGATGATTCACCCTGCAACGGTGTCTGTCGTATGAAGGACAATCATTGTATCTCATGCGGTAGAGACTACGATGACTTAGCACAATGGTTATATATGTCTAGAGAAGCTAGACTAGAACGAATGGAACAATTAAAACATGGCAACTCTTGAGGAAATATTAAAATCAATCACACAAACGCCAGAGCAATCTGCAAGTATTGGTGCATCTGGATATTATGCAACTCCGACAGGTGATGTCGGTGGATCATTAAATAGCGATTATACTCAAGCTATGCAATATCAAGATATGGTTAGGCAAATGAATATGCCAAAAGAAGTATTAAATTATAATGATATACCTATAGACCAAGACCCATATCAAGCTTATGGTGGAAGAATATCAGCTAATATTCCATTAGATTTACAAAAAAAGATTAATGTCGGTTTATCAGGACAAGGATTTAATAGCCCATATTATACAGAACAGTTTAGACCAACAGGTGTAGATGCAACATATCAATCAGGTAATACTGGTTATGGTATAAGTTATGAACAATTATCTCCAGAACAAAAGAGATTGTTATTTAGTATATTTAAAGAATTTTAATCGTAATGACCCTATTAGGAGTTACAAATGGCAGAAAGAACAGAAGCACAAAAGAAACAACTAGAAGAAGCTCGTAAAAAAGCGGCTGAAGTTAATAAAGATAATAATTATTCCAGTAAAAAAAATAGACTTTGGGGTGATATTATTCGTAAGTTAGCGGTACAAGAGGATTACAAAAGATTACATGAAATTGCTTATGCTTTGTATGCAAAGGCATCTGAAGGCGATATGACAGCAATAAAAGAGTTAGGCGATAGGCTAGACGGAAAGGCTGTGCAAGAGCTTAAAGGTGACTCAGAAAGCCCTATAATTATTAAAGTAAATACAGGGATAGATGACTAAATGTTATTTTATACTTATGTTCACTATAATATGCAAAATAAGCCTATATATGTAGGCAAGGGAACTGGTGATAGAGCATATACTAAAAGAAATTATGGTGAAGATTATACTGTTAAAATAATAGATGATAACTTGTTTGAAGAAACTGCTTTAGAGTTAGAATCATTCTTAATACAACAAATTGGAATTAAAAATCTTTATAATAAAATTGATAACGGAAACAGAGGTAGACAATTTTTTAATATAGATTATAAAAACCCATATAAGTTTTTAAATACTGTTGATAAAACAGATGCAAGATTAACTCACAATGTTATTAAGCAATTTTATAGAGATGCTTATCGTGGCAATGTAGATGCTATATTGTTTATATTTAACAATTTGCCATCACACGAACAGCCTAAAATCAATAAGTTACTTCAGTCATACTCTGAAAAGTCATGGAAGAAATAAACATTGATATTGGATATTATCCAAGAGATCCTCAAAAGCAAATACATAAAGCTGTAAAAAATAATAGATTTAATGTAGTTGTTGCTCATCGCAGGATGGGTAAAACGGTGAGTGCGATCAATCAATTAATACATAGTGCATTAAAGTGTGACAAACCTAAACCTAGATTTGCATACATTGCACCAACTTATAACCAAGCTAAACGAGTGGCTTGGGATTACTTATTAGAATATACGAGACCGTTAGATGCTAAAGCGAATATTGCAGAGCTTAGAGTTGATTTTCATGACAGGCGTATATCTTTATACGGTGCTGATAATGTCGATTCTCTTCGTGGAATCTATCTCGATGGTGTAGTCATTGACGAAATAGGTGATGTTAATCCTAATCTATTTACAGAAGTCATACGACCAGCTCTGGCTGACCGAAAAGGTTGGGCAATGTTTATTGGTACACCTAAGGGTGCTAACCACTTTAAGACATTAAGAGATAAAGCATATAACAAAGATGATGGATGGAACTTGTTAGAGTTTAAATCTAGTGAGACAAAGATCTTAGATCAGGAAGAGTTGGATGCTGCTTATAAAGCAATGGGTGAATCTAAATTCTTACAAGAGTTTGAGTGTTCATTTGCAGCGCCAGTGGAAGGTGCTTACTACGGCAGTCTTATTAATGACATTTACACTAAAGGTCAGGTG